CAAGACTTATACGGAGACCTTACGCTCGCAGTCGCCTGGCTTAATGTCCACGCCGCTGCGGTACGTCTACCGTGGCAACTCAACTCAGTACAACCTCAACTACCCGCTAAACAACGGATTCCAACTGCTCGACCAAACTGGCGGCTGTGGCATCCCTGTTGGGTGCCCAACTTCTAACGGTATAAGTAATACTCTTACCCCAGGAGATGTTTTAATCGCAACACCTCCTTGTATATACCTTAGAATCGAATGGTTTAATACGAGTGAGACCTCAAAAATAGGGGAAGGCTCAAGTTATACAATTCAAGAATCTGATGTAGGTACAAAAATATACTACTTAGTGACATATAATGACAGCTCGACAGATCAATCTAGTGTAGACTGTTTTGATTTAGTTGAGACAACGTTAAATACCAACTTCTTTTACTTAAACAGTTTAAACGGATCTTTTAGTAATTTTAGGACAAATGGTACTACTGTTTTTTATCCAGCCTATGACATATTCGGAAATTATTACGTCCAAAGTTGGTGGGATGGCGGTCCATTTTTATCAGTACCAAATCCGTATAAACCTGTAATATCAGCGGTAAATAAAAACAGGGAACTACTGTGGAGTTATGATTATAATATAAGTGATGGATACACACAATCAGACGCATCAAAATCTGCGCACTGCTTTGATGGCGTAGATTTACAATGTTTTACTATTAAGAGAAACTCTACAGATTACAAAACAGTATATCTTCAAAATTTAGTAATAGATAATACAACAGGGAATGTAAAACAAATAAGAGGAATCAGTTATTTTGTAGACTCTGTAACTTCGTTTTTAACAGGTAATCCGTTAACAGTTAATCAAGTTGAGACAGATAAAAAAGGAAACTTTTGGGTGGCGCTTACTGTGCCAGTTGAGTATGTAGTAAGCTCGATAGCAACAAATAGAACTGGAGCAATTATCTCAATTAAAACTAATAATGATGGTTCAATAACGACAAAATGGACTTACGAAATAATAACGCAATATATTACAAGCACAAGATATAGTGGAGCACTAACAAACGGATTCCGTTTAGACATTGAGCAAGATTTAATATACTTTCAAGGGAGCGCGCAATCGTCGTTTGCCAGGCCCACACCTGTGGTACTTAAAGCAAGTACAGGTGAAGTTATTTACAAGCAACCTTTTGCCACAGTTAATGGGGACCCAACAATCTTAGGTTATAGATCAAACTTTATCGACTCAGAAAACAATTTATATCAACTAGCCAATAATTCAATAGCTGAGAGTACCATGGATGCCGGAAGTGCAATGTGGATCTCAAAAAAAGACATTAACAAAAATATAGTATGGATGAACGACTACAGTTCATTGCTGAGCTCATCTCATAAGGCTTCTACAAACACATTATTAGTTATAGGAGAGAAGTTAATCTGCTTGTTATCTAGAATTACTGGAAGTTTATCACTCCGTAACCCTACTATATTAGTAATAGATAAAGAAACAGGACAGATCAATCGAAATATTAGAATAACTACTTCACCCACAAACGATTACGGGCTTGATGCGACGTTAGTAAAAGGATTAAGACCTAAAGAATTTATTTTAGCAAGCTCTTATGGGTATTATTTAACTTTAAACATAGATAATATACCATTAAATACTACTTTAGTCACTACAGACAACTACCGGGTATATACGTTTACAGATTATCCTGTGAGCGGGGTGTTGGGTTATACAAGTTACTCTAACACAGGTTTACAATTACCTCCAGATAGAGCGTGGCCTGCAGTAGGAACTTACTACACTTTACCTGTAGCTTCAGGCATACCAGAATCTTTAGCCAGCCCCACTAGAGTATCTGGTGTTTACGTGTCGTAATAATTAGGCTCGGTAGTTGGCCACGCGGCGCAGTAGTCATATTTATGCAACGAGGTGTACGCGACAAACACCTGTTGACTCCTCACTTTTCCAGTTAGATTAACTATGTAGTTCTTCGGAGGTTGACGCTTTGTTCGTTGACAATGATTTTCCGAAGCTGCTCGGTGCAGAACTCTACCGTCCCCACCCCGCTTATGTGGTGGAAATGGCGGCAGAGCCCGTGGTTGTTCATGATTTCAGTAAGCAACCCGGCCAGACTGTGCAGCTGGACAGATATAGATTCTGGGGTAATCCTGGGTCTAAGGAATCGCGTGAAAGAACCGCTGAGCAGACCATTGGCACTGCGAATAGCAGAAACATTGTCAAGGACAAGGTTCTGGTTACGCTGCGTGAGTACACCGGCCCTGCGGATCCGAGTGATCCCACTCAGCCCAGCACCTTCAAGATTGCTCGCGAGACTCTGATTACCGCTCAGCGTTTACTGCTGGACACTGGTAATCTTACAGCCTTCCATCAATCTATTGGTTCTCTGACTCTGTTAGATGACTATAGAAGATGGCGCGACCGGGTGTTCATTAACGAACTCCTGAAAGCTGTTTCTAAGGGTCAGTCTTCGGACTCCCAAGGTGGTTATTATTACCCTGGCGATCTTGCCGTTGGCGCACTGACCTACACTAACGCCGAGCAAGCTAAGTTCGACGTTAAGGACGATCTTCTCCGCGTGGTTAAGTCCATGCGCAAGAGAAACGTCCCGACCTATCAGGATGGTTTCTATCGCTGTGTGTGCGATCCTACTTTCCTGATGCACCTGCGTCAGAACAGCGACTTCCGTGAAGTTGCTCGCTATCCTGGCAACGGTCAGATCAACCCTCTCATGTCTTCGATGCAGCCCAACGCTGCTATCTACATGGGTCAGGGCTTCGGTCAAGCCACCTTCGTGGCTGGTGAGCCGATTATGCCCACGGGCTTTGTCTTCGAGGGTGTGCGGTTCTTCGAGAGCACCAACATGCCCTCGCAGAATCAGACTGCTACGATCGCTTCTACTAGCGCTTCGTACGAGACTGCCATCGGTATGTTCTTCGGTCCCCAGAGTGTTGGCGTCGGTATCGGCGGTAACAACGCTCAGGTGCTCCTGAACAACAATGACGATTTCTCGCGTTTCATCATGATGATTTGGAGCCTGTACGCAGGTTTCGAACTCCTGAACGCGGACTTCGCCACCATCGCATACTCCTTTAACGCTTGATAGGAGGTATTAACGATGGCAATCAACGCTAACCAGATCGCAGTTACCAAGATCTATCCTGGTAACTACACCAACGTGCTGAAGTACTGGCACGAAACCAAGTCGGTTGATTTCAACAACGAGAACGGCTACGCCGAAACTCTGACGAATCAGCCCATCGGCGGCCCTGTCGGCGTGGTCTTCCGCCCCGGTTGGATCGCTCAGCAAGCTGTTGGCTACGTGGACCTGTCTTATCAGGCCCTCGGTTCGGTCAACCAGCTGGAGTATTACACAACTCCGTACGCTTCCGGCGGTGCTTCTAATAAGGAGTTCACCAACGGCACTGTGATCATTCCGTCCCCGGATTATCACAAGGACGTTCGCGCCGACATCACCACTGGTATCACAGTGCCTTCCGGCGCTTATGTGTACCGTGTGGGTCTGCGTGTCGATGGCGGCGACGTGGTGAGCAGCGGTGTTGCCGGTGGCAGCGCTACTCCTCAACTCGGCCTCGGCCCTGGCCTGGGCGTTGGTCTGACCACCACCCCCAGCGCTAGCGGTTTCTACGCCACCGTCGTTGGTTCGAACAGCCGCATCGAAAACGGCTCGTTCAATTCCAGCAACGCCTGGAACAGCGCCAACATGCACAAAGTTACTGCGGAGACAGAGTACGCTCTGGCCACCGTGGGTAACCTGGGCGGCGCCGCTGCTTCCGGCCTCGGCCAAGCTTCGGGTATCTACGATCCCCGCGCTGGCGTTGGCAAGCTGAGCGGTAAGGACAAAGCCCTCGCCCTTTGCGAAGTGTGCTGGCTCGTTCCCGATCAACCGCCCAAGCGCAGCGATATCGTGCTGCAGCCTGCCGGCATCGTGGAATCCAGCGTGTACACATCCACCTCTCCTTCCTGATTTAATTCAGAAGGTTAGTTCCAGACCCCCTCACTTCGAGGGGGTTTTTTTGTGCCTGGGGCTATACTGTTGTCAGTCAATGTTTTCATAATGACAGTCGCCGCCAGTCAGGAGTATACCTACACGCCTAATGGCGTTAAAGTCTCTGTGATCAGTACTCACGATGACGGTGAGTATTTTATGGTGAAATCCCTTACTACTGGGAAGGTGTTCTTTGCACATAAGAACCAGATTGCTCAAAAAGATATCGAGGAGAATTCTGGCGAAAAACAAGTTAAGCGGAGGCGTGGTCGGCAAATAGTTCGGCCCGAGGTGCCCGCCATGAACCGGGTCAACATCAACTCGGCAACCCCCGAGCTGTTGACCCAAGTTCTGAAAGGTATCGGGATGAAAACTGCTATCGAGATTAAAGAGCTTCAGCAGTCGATGCCTGGTGAGCGCTTCAGTAAGCTGGATCAACTGAAGTCGATTTCTAATATCGATTGGGATACGGTCCTGGAAGGCGATATTGCCTACGTCGAGTGAAATAGTTTTCACTGATTTAGAATAAAAGTAGATACCCCTTTGCCCGTGGCGCAACTTCTAACTGAAGAACTTGCGCAGATTGAGCGCTATCTACGCGAGCAGGGGGCTATCTTCGTTGGCAGTTTTACAGACTCTGCCCGTCTAGATACGATTTACGCGGCTGTTAACTCGCTGTTCCGCAGCGTGCCGCAGCTAAAAGTTTCAGCTCTAGATGACTATAACTTTGAGCGTGTTTGTTACCATTTAAATTACAACATCTCTGCTGTGAGCCCTGCAGATTATGCTAGGCTTTTAGAAGCTTGTAATAACATACCCAGTGACTTTTATTACACTAAGATCCTGAATCAGATTGAACGGTGTAACACCGCTGAGATTTATACAGAACTAGCTTCTGACAGAGGAGCCAGCCAGCAAGAAGTTATATTTGGAGCTGATTTAAATAGAACAATTACGATACAGGATAATAGAAAGATGATGAGAGTATGGCGTGAGAATTATTTATACGAGTGTGACAGGTTATCTGCTATGTTACACGTAGTTAATTATAAAGATCCTGTAATTGCTGAGTCCAGGTTTGTTGCCACGGAGGGGGATTTTATTCAAAGCCTACCGGGACCTGTAGATCCGGCTAGGTATGACGATCTGTACTTTTTTGCTTCTTGGCATTGATTAGACTTAGTTAAAAGGAGACAACCGTGGCGGAGCTTAGCGTTCAAGAACTGGAGCAAATTTATAGCTATCTAGCTCAGCAGGGTGTTGTAACGCAGCCGACCACCACCGATCGGACCAAGCGTGAAATTGTTTATGCGGCTTTAAACCAGATTGGTCGCAACCCAGGTCAGGTTTTTGGCTTCAAACTCGATGATTTTAACTTCAGTCGTGTAACGTATCACCTAGGGTATAATGTAGCTACTGTACCTGCTGGTGATTACTCAAGGCTTCAATTAGCTTGTACGAGTATCCCTAGTCAGTATTACTACGACAAAATAGTTCAGCAGATTGAGAGGTGTGAAGAGGCAGAGAGGATATCCGAGCTTGCCGGTGGTAGAGGAACGAGCCGTCAGGAAATTATCTTAGGTGACGTTAACCGTTCTATCAGTGTTCAAGATAAACAAGAAACAGCTAAGATATGGAGAGAAAACTATAT